GTCTATTAAATCATTCTCTTTTAAATATTTATGAAACTCTTTCTCTAACAATTTGAAGTCAGATAGTTCCGTATTTTCTTTTATTAAAAATAGAGCAGCCGCATAAGAGGCTAATCTAGATTTACCACCTGGTAATTTTTCAATAAGTTTTTTAATATTGAAAACTAGTTTATGTAAAATGGTATAAGAGTTTCGCATCTCTATCGTATTTAAATCTCTCGATTTAATTAAATTTTTACCACGCTCATCAATAATACCAAGTTCATAAGCTTTAGTTTTATTGAAAGGTGTTACTAATAGTTTTAAAAATCTAAAAGTAATTAGTGCATCAATAGCTCTACCCATTTAAAATTCCTTTTACTTTTTCGTCTTCTTCGATATCTTTCAGGTCTAGTGGTGATAACATGCTTAGATGTGATAAGAAACTTTTTAATACTGGCCAGTATTTCATTTCGATTTTATATAACATCATAACCTTTGCAGGTTCAATACCAAAAACATTAGATAGTATTATCATATGATTTATTATTAATCTCTCTTTCAAACTGCCAGACGTTTCGTATCGTTTAAGTAATCTTTTTAGATACTTAAATCGTTTCATATCATCATAAAACTCTTTCTTACCTTCAGCTTGTGGATTATCATAATGTTTGATAGCAAACATGATAAAATTGTCTTTGGTAAGACGTTCAAATAACATCTAAACTAGTTCTGCGTAAACCTTACAAGCTCCGTTTTCTAGTGTTTCATATCTTAATTTAAGTTTTAGACCACCTGACTTTTGATGAGAAATACCATCATCATTGATAATATCTCCTGTCGCACCGTCTTCTCCATATCTACCACCAAATCTTATAACATCTAAAGAAACAGAACCAGATTTACCTTCCATTTGAACATCATTACTAAATGATAAACCTATTGTTTCTAATTTACTTCTTAATTGTGACACAGCAGCCATTGGTTGAACATACTCTGCATCTGCTATTGCACTAACATATGCATTTACTCTTTTCAATGTTTCTGGGTCAGCAATGTCACTCATATTCTTAACTGAATCCTCGGCAGGTTTTTGAAATGTATCTGAACCTACACCAGCAGAAAATCCAAAACTTCTTTTTATTGCTTCATCAACAAATGTTTTAAATCCCTTCATTACTCTTCCTCTTCCATTGCGTTGAAATCATCGTCTTCATCTATCTCTATTGCAACATTATCTTTCATATATGCTTCTCTAGCTCTAGGCGAAAGATTATTGATTTCTTCGTCTGTTAATTTTTTCTTATCCATTAACTAGTCGCTAAATTTAGCGCCTCCTGTTTCTCAGCCGGCATAGGTTCTTTCTTAACATCTATGTCAGCCAATAATTGGTTAACTAACTGCAAAGCACCTGCAGTTGCATTTAAATTAGCTTTTAAATTACCTAATTCTATGTCCATACTTTTGATACGGTCTTTCATTGTATCAAAGTTAGTTTGTAATTCTTCTTGTCTTTTAATCAAATCATCTTTTGATATACTCATTTTATCTCCTCAAAGTGAGGGGTCCGAAGACCCCTCTAATTATTATTACGCTATTGTTGCGCCGTTTGCACTGATTATGTTCCAACCACTATTTGTAAATAGTAATAGAGCATTTTCACCTACTGCATCAAAAGCAATAGTTGTGAAACCAGTTGAGTTTGTTGGTGTTAAAGTTGCTGTTCCACCTGCTACTTGCATAGTTAAGAACTTTAATTGTCCTTCTACGCCGTCAGCAAATGTTAGAGCATTTGAACCTGTTGAGTAAATCTCAGTAATTGAGTTAGTTACATCAACAGCACCTGCGCCACAAAGTGTTTGTGTAGCTCTTAATGCTAAGTAAGCAGTTGCAGTAGCACCTACAACGATGTTACCTTCTACTTGTAATTTAGCACCAGTAGCAAATGAACCTGAAGCAGCAGATATAATTACTGCATCATTTCCTGCGTCACAAACTAATAAGTCTGTGTCTGAGTCACCTTCGACTCTAAAGTCAACGTCTGAACCACCATCGTTAATAGTTACTGTATCAGCAGAACCATCAATGAATAGTGCTTTAGTTTCTGAAGTTGTTTCCACACGGAAGTCAATGTTTCCTGAACCTTCATTTACTACAACCTCTTCATTACCGCCATCTACTCTGAAAGCCTCAGTTGTATCAGTTGATACGATGAAGTCAGAATCAGTTGCGTTTGAATTGATTACAACATTTGAAGATGCACCAGGATTAATTGTTACCGCTGTTGGAATATTCGCAAATAAACTTGCGACAGATATTTTTTTGTTTATCGGTGTACCACTTGGGTCATCGATGACATGAAACAAATCTGCAGAAGCAATATTACCACTTCCTAAATCTGTTAATGCCGTGATTTTTTTATCAGCCATTTTTTCTCCTCTAAACCCTCTCGGGAATGCTACTGTGAGTACGCATATGCTTAACTCACATCAGTTTAAAAAAGGGGCAAACCAAATATGAGAATTGCCCCTTTATGTTTATTTATACAGGTTTATTAACCTAATACCACACCAGTTAATACTAGTGAAGATGAACCACTTGAAGTACCAGCTTTTGTTTCTAAAGTGTTATCTGTTGAACCAGTACGTTTGATAGCAGTTCCCCAAATTGCACTTGCACCATCAGCACCTGCTGCCGCTGAACCACCTGCGTGGTCGGCATCTGCTGAAGGAACGGTTGTTCCGTTTCCGTCAACCATTGCTGAAGAACCGTCAGTTGCCATAGCCGCTGTTGCATCTGCAATAGCTATGAAGCCACCTGCAACACCGTCTGCTGGTATTCTACCTCTGAATACAATTCTGTTTGTACCAGAACCAGAATGATACTGCATCTTCATGTCAGCATCTTTTGCCATATCAGTTGGACCTAATATGTGCATTGATGTGTGTACTTTATTTGAAATCGTGTTGTCTGCTGTCGCTGCAGCCGATGTTACTGTAACATTTTCATCATAAGTAAATACAATGTCAAAGTCAGCACTACCATCGTGTGCGTAAGTTCCATCAGTCCAGTCAACGGACATTACATTCGCAGCACCTAGAGTAGAGGATAGTCCACCTATCGCAACTAATACCTCAGGGTCTGCACTTGCGTTATCGTTTCCGCTTGCCGCTGTTCCTGCTTTAAGTTCCCAGCCTCTAGTTGTAGCAATGGCATCTTCTTTTTTACCACCTGCACCTTCGGCACCGTCACCTTTCAGAAATTTTGGTCTACTGTCTGCGGAAGTAGATTTTCCCCATAGTCCCATTTTAATCTCTCCTTATTAATAAGTTGTTTATTTTGTTATATAACATATCTATTTATTTAAATCCTAATTTCTTCAGCTCAGAAATAGTCTGATTTGCGGATTTATGTTTAACCGGTATACCTCCACCTTTTTTCCATTCTTTAGTGTTTCTACCGTAATCATCAATCAATAAATTTCCGTTAGAGTATGCTTTCTTCTCAGCTCTTCTAACTAAATGTATTCTACTTTTATCTCTCAGTTTAAGATTTCTCTCTATCCATAACTGTTTACCTCTGATACTATTTTTATCATAAGGAGTATAAGCAGATAATATATGTGGCTTAAATTTTGAAATAAAAGCCCATAATCTTTTACCATCTTCAGTCCAAGGTAAAGAAGGCCAAAATAGTTTATAGTTTACTACTGGCTCCCATTTGCCTCTAGACATTGGTGCATCAAACCATTCTTCTGGAGTAGAGAAACCAGACATCTGCATAGGGCCTGGCATTGATGGGTCTTTTGATTTAAGACTAAACATATTCGAAATACCCCTTTTAAAGTCACATAATACACCATCCATATCACAATATATCGTAGGTAGGGACGATTGTTCTTGGATATGAAAGTGAGTAATTAAAGGGTCACTTTGACGAAACTGGCCAAAGGTCTTACCCATTTTTCTTTTTCTTATCAAGTATGGATTGTGCCACCCCTACTCTCAAAGGTATTTCACCAGTATCAGCATTTGGCTCTACTTTGACATCAGCATCTTCTTTTGCCTTTTTTAGTTCAGCCTCTAACTTTTCTATTTGTTTCTCTAAAGCTTCAACGGACTGTTTCTTTTGTTCGTTGTTTTTCTTTTGTTGTGCTTCGACAACATCAAGATACGCTTTTATAGAGTTTTGTATAAAGCTCATGATTAGTCCTTAATTTGTTTTTTTAAATCTTTAGATTGTGCAGCATGTGCTTTACTAGCTTTTGCTAACATATCAGCTGTTTTCTTAACATCTTCTTTATCTTTATCGTCTAGTTTTTCTGACCATACTTTTGCTAAAGCTTCTTTCATTTTATTAGGGTGAAAAAATGGTTTAACAGTTTCACCATGAACTACTACATTACCCATCTTTTTACCTTTAGGCTCTTCTTCGCCTTCAGCATCTTTTAATTTTTTGTTTTGTGCTTTTGCTTTCATATCAATAGCTTCTTTTTCAGCAGTATAGTTTTTGTCTATGTAATTAAAAAACTCTTTCTTTTTTTCTTGGTCTTTGAAATCACCGATTCCTTTTACACCAAATTTTTTAAGTGCTTTTTGAAATACTTTTTGATATTCTTCTTTATCGTCCATTACTGTCTTAATCTCAGGTTTTGGATTTTGTTTATTCATCTTTTCAATGACATCAACAATTCCACCTTTTTTACGACCAAAGTATAATGGATTACCTTTAAAACTTCCGTCTTTACTTTGCATTTTAGTCTCCTACCTTAAAATTTAATTCTGCCTCTTTTAGGCACTATTTTTAGTTTATATCTTACCATGTCTACCACTTCAGGTGGCATTAGATAATTTAACATATTAGCAATAGAGTCTTTTTCAGCTCTACTACCTCTCATCATTTTTTCTATTCTATCAATTACTTTAGGGTCAACACTTTTAAATTTACCCTTTTGTTCTAATCTCAAATTATCAGCAAAGATATCAATGTATGGTATTAATTCTTCTGGTAATTGTTTCCATTTCATACCGAATTTAATTACTAACTTTGCCTTTGCTGCAGATGTAAGAATAGGTATATCTGCATCCACAAGTTTAAGTAGTTGTGGTTTTGAAAATCTGTCCATTAGTTTACGAAGTTTAGCAAACTTTTCTGGATTAACTCCTGTTTCTTTACCTCGTAATGGTTCATATTCTTTTTTTAATCTTGCTATTTGTGAAGATGTAAATTCTTCTAAATCAGTTTCTTCTTTTACAGGTTTCAATGAACCAGCTCGTAACTTATTATAGTTTTTTCTAAAAAAGTTTTCTGCTTCTCTACCGTCAGTAGTTACAAATATCTCTTTTTCATTTTTATCTAAAACTCTATATTTCATCTTACCATTACTTCTCATCATGGAAACATATGGTTTGATTGAAGCTTCATCAATTTCGACTTCTTTTTTATTTTGTTCACTAGTCAAAAAGTAATCTCTTGCCGAGTTCATATTATCAGAAGCTGTGTTAATCATATCCATCCACCATGATGGTAATTTGTCTTCGTTATTCATAGAGTTTAATTTACCCATGATTTGATTAGCATCTTCTATCATAAGTTTCATTTTTCTCTTTGCAGATGGAACATCAATATGACCGTCTTCATAGACTTTCTTTATAGCCTCTGCCATTGTGGTTTTATATCTACTAAGCATCTTTTCTCCTAATGTACTATTTATCTAATTATCTACTTTAGCTCCAGCTCTCCATTGATAACAAGACCAATATCTAGCTTTTGTTTTTGGTCCTGGGTTATCACAATTATGTCTAGCTCTGAAACTTGCTCGTCTACCAGGGTCATCTCTTTTGATTTCCATGTTCGGGTCACCAAATGTTACTTTGACAACATTACCTTTTTCGTTCTTTACATACACAGCAAATTTTCTAGGACCCTTAGGTGTTCTCATAGGATTATTCAAAGTAACTTTTCTACCTTGATACTCTGCCTCTTGTATGCCTTCTTGTTCGTGTTCAAAAATTACATTCTCACATGCAAGGTCTATATTTCTATAATCTTTAAAGTTTCTCATTTTTTTGTCTTTGCCCACAAATCTTTATCAGCAGTAGTTCTAGTTTTACCACCAGTTATAAATGAGTTCACTCTAGCAAAAGCCCATTGTTGTGGAGTTGTTCCAGGTCTATGTCCTGTTCTCCATGCAGCCATGCCACGATTGTAAACTTGTTTTAAAATAGAATATGATATACCACTAGCTTTTGCTTTCTTCTCTAATCCTGCAATCTTCTCATGTAGAGGAGATATTTTCTCCATCATTTTTGCAACATTTTCATCAAGCTTTACTCTCCAGTCTAAACCATATTTGTCTTTAAATTTAGATATTGTTTCAGGACTTTCAGACCATACTTTAATATCGTTATATTCTATGTCACCATACTTTTCATATACTTTTAATTCTTCTTCTTTCACTTTTT